CGAGCCGTCCCGGCAGTTGACCAAAGCAACGAGGGCAGGGGTTTGGGCGATGATTCTCTTCATTGACCAATTCCACCCCGCCGAAGTCCATCACCTTGCGTGCGCCGTGACGTTCGAGGATGTCATTGGACAATCGCATCGCCTCGTACAATTCGCGGCGTTCTGGCGATGCAAGATTGGCCTTGTCGAGCACACGATTGACGCATTCACGGATGGCCATCACCTGTCCGAGCGTGAAAGACCGAGAAAACGGGTCGGAAAACCCTTCAGAAGATCGAGACATAGCAGACTCCATAGTAGCGGATAGGAGTGAAACAAAACCAAGCTTGACGACGTTGTAAGCCTGAAAGGACCGACGCAACCGGGGCATGGTCACGTCGGCCGAGTCAGACCGACAAGCCGCTACGCTTGCGATCCGTCAATTACGGTGTGCGGTTCATTCCAGCCAACGACAACCAAGCCGGAAGCGGTACGAATGACGTAGCACCACTCACAAGGATCGATTTCGACAATAAAGCCGGTCACGTTCTTTTCGGTGACGTGGATCGAATCGCCAAGTTCGGCAGGCTGGAAATCATCGGGCAGCGGTTCGCAACCGTGCGTCTCTGCATACGCTTCAACTTCAGCGATTGTCGCAGGCTTTCCATCAATCGTAATCGGCACATCAGCCGTTTTCGCCTCGTCCACCAGCATCTTTGTGTGAACAATCGACTCACCGGCACGGACAGCACCGATGTTCGCCGTCTCGGCAAGTTGTCGCGTCTCACATGCGTAGACACGGGAATCGGTACAAGAACCGCAGCCAACGGCACGCGCCGCGGCTACTCTGGCTCTTTCCAGGTCGCCGAATACTGTCTGTTGCGGCTTTGTGCCGAACGTCACTACTGCGTAGTACATGGTCAGTCTCTCAGTTTTTGGTGTGGTGGGTAAGAACGAGCTCGCAATGTATTAAGCGGACAAACCACCGAAATGTTACAAACAAAATCAGAATTTTCTCAAACTTTTTATCGACCCCATTCGACGACGGAGACACAAACTCGTTTTCAAAACGCCAAAAACCCCGTGTTTCAGCTACTGACATGGTTGTCAGTAGATTCGTCAGTCGGCGACCGCTCCGACCCCGATCAACAACCGAACCCGCACAACAGATCGACATCCGAAAACCAGATTTTCCGACCAATGCTCCCTCCCAAAGACCAATAACCACAAGACCAACCAAAGACCAACAACCACCGGAAGACGACAACACGACGAACGACAACAGAAACCGCACGACGAAGACCACATCGGACAGACCAACAACACGCAACCAGGCCACCACAACAGCCATCGGACGACGCGAACGACGACAACCAACCAAGCAACCCACAGCACCGACAGACAGACACCACAACGCCGCCAACAAGCAACCGAAACGGCGACAGATGAGGCGAACGAGCTAAAATGTGCGTGTCTGGTCGTGTTCGCCTGCCTCCCCACGGGCTCGCTCGGCAGCGTCCTGGCGTGTCCTCGCCACGATTTTGAGCTAGGGTCGCACTCCATTGTTTATGCGTCCTTAGGTGGTGCAGGATCGATGACACGTTGGTCCTTGGTTTGGCGAGAACACGCCTGATTGAGGTGTTTTTGGGTCTAAGGGGAAAAGAGGGACCCATCCGGATTTCAGTTTTGACCCGCGATCGCCGGCTCGCGATTGCTGGTACCTAAGTTAGCCCGTTTAGACAGATTTAGCGAAACCGGGTTTTGGCGTGTCATTCTGTGGTGTTTTGGGATGTTTTCGGGGGCCCCATTTTGGTTTTGGTGATGGGGGGTGCCTTTTGTTTGATTGAAAAGGTGTGTTTGTGGGTCTATGATTCGTGGAGTCGTGAGCATCTTCCATTTGTGGTTGGTGGCGGCGTTTCGGTGCTGCCCTCTTTCTGGGGAGCTCGCAATTTCTCAGTATGCCGGGTGAAGGCTCACGTTCGCCCGGCATTTTTCGTATGAGGATTCGTGGTATGGGGAAGCGAGGTTTTGACCGCAATGCTCGGATTCAGGAGGCGAAGGAGCTTGGGATTCATGGGGACATGATTCGGGTTGCTCGTGTTTGGGCGAAGGAGGAGTCGGAGCGGACGGGGATGCCTGTGGATGCGAGCTTGTATGGAGCTTGTTTGGACCGGGTGTTGGAGAAGTTGATTCCTTCGAACAAGAAGGACACGATGAAGCGTCAGTTTGACCGCTTGTTGCGTGAGGAGGCGAATCGTCTTGAGCGTGAGGAGTTGTCGGAGATTGCGGAGGAGAATCGTCGGGTTGCTCAGACTGAGTATGAGCGTGTTTTTTTGGGTTTGAGTGTTGTTGAGAAGGATCCTGTTGGTGCACTGCGTTGGGTGGAGAGTCATCCGGCGATGGTTTTGCGGGATGACGAGTATGAGTTGTTGGCTTCGGATATTGAGGATGCTCCGAGTCGCGCTGCGGTTGGTTTGTTGCAGCATTGGATGCGTGACAAGAAGGGTTTTTACCGGGAGTGGGTTCAGAAGGCTTTGAAGTCGAAGCCGGTTGTTTCTGGTTCGGAGTCGCCTGTTGAGGTTGAGGAGGAGGATTCTGTTGAGGAGGAGCCTTTGGAGCGAGACAAGATGCGTGATGAGATTGACAAGTGGCTTTCGGATCTGGCGTCTGCTCGTTCTAAGGGTTAATGTCTGAGGGTTGCCGCTGATGTTCGGCGGCGTTGTTTCCCTCAGAACAGGAACAGAAGATGACGGGATCTCTTTACAAGAGTCAGTGTGTTGTTCGTGCTTTCAAGATTTCACGGACAGAGAACGGGAAGATTTACGGCGAGAATGGCGAGGCGATCAAGCCTTTGCGTAGCGACTTCTTTCAGCGTCATTCGCCGCATGCTGGCGCGTACTTTGTGATGTACGAGGACGATTACCAGTCTGTATGTCCGGCGGAGTCGTTTGAATCTGGGTATGTGGAATTGATGCACGTACCTGATGGTGCTCCTGATTGGTTTGTCCGTTTGACGGCCGAATACGCGGATCTTGGGGAGAGATGCCTTCGCTTGAAGTTGGTTTTGTCCAGTTCACCTAGCGGCATTTCGTTGACTTCTTTGGAACTGCTTCAAGAGCAGTTCAACCACATGGAGCGATATTTGGACGTTTTGGCACGCCGGATTGATCTTTGCCGGATGGAGATGGATTCTCCCGAAGGAGAGCCACAAGCAGAGGGCGTGAACTCGGTGGAGGATTCTGCCGCGGACGGCGAGGAGGTTCCGCGCGACGCACTGACTTACTCTCCGGAGGAAACGGTTTGCGATGACGTGGCGAAAGAGGGCGAAACGGACGGAACTCCCCAGAAAGGGGATGAAACGTTTCATCCCTCGGATGGTGGTGAGGGTTGTGATTCGCCGGCGTCGGAACAGGAGGAACAGTCGCAGGAAGGTGTGACGGACGGTGGCGATCTTCCGGCTCCGGCATCCACGTACCCGGTTCATGGCGATGATGTCCATTTGGCTTCGGCCGGCGTTTCGGATTACACGCGTCGGGTTCTGGAATCGGCTGGTTACCAGACTGTCGGCGATGTTCGCGAGGCGTTCAAAAAGACGTTGGAGGATGGCGGCTGTCTGCAGGACATGGTTGGCGTGACCCGTCAATCTTCCAGCGAGATTGAGCAGAAGCTTTTGAACGATCGTCCTGCCGGGAATTACTTGACCGGTGAATCTGCCGGCGAAGTTCCCGCCGAATAGCGGTTTCTGAATCCGATTTCTTCTTCAACCCCATCCGGCAGGTTTCGCAATGTCACAATCCGATCTGGTGTCGAAATTCATTCCGACTGACCATCAGCTGAACTTTGTGTACAGGTCTTGGTTCATGGCGACGTCTGACTTCAACGGCGATGGATTACTGAGTGTGTTTCGCGATGACATTGTCGCGTTTAGCAATCTGTTCGGATGGGTTTTTGACCCACGTACGGGTAGAGAAAATCCGTTCATTTGCCGGAAGAATCAGGAAGAGAACCTTCGTGAGATTTGCTTGAATGCCGGAAAGAAGGATGTGGTTTTCTGGTACGACCGGGAATACGGCGCGACGCAATTGGCTTTGATGGTCGCGTTGCACGCATACGCTCTTGGGTCAAGCGATCTGAAGCGTATTCTTTTGGTTGGTCGAAACGAAGAATCTTCGTACTGTGCTCAGGACATGGATTCTCTTGGCCAGAAATTCGAATGGATGATTTCCAGGCTTCCTTTGTTCATGCACGACACTGAAGTCGAGTTTCTTCATAATGGAATTTCCAGAACTTGGATCAATAAACGCGTTGGCGTCACTGTTGAAGTTTCACCGGCGGTAAGTGTTCCCGATGCTGGTCGTTATGATTGGCTGGTTGCGGACCCGTTGAGCACATTCCAGACACCACAATCGATTGCCGACGCAACGTTGCACATTGCAAAGAGTCGTCTTTTCACACTAGACAAGCGTCCCAGCGACGATGAATTTACGACGAGAATGGAAGCGACTTACCCTGCAAGCTACGTCATGTTGCAATCTTAGTTTTGGATGATCGACCATGACGGATTGGTTTTCGCGTGTGCCGCTGGATACGGATGACAATCTCGGTTACCGCAATGACATCCTGAAGAAGTGCGAGTTTTCGAAGAAGTTCCGGGACATGGCGTTGTCCGCGTGCAAGGATGACGTCTTGTGGTTCTTCTCGACGTTCTGCTGGGTTTACGAGCCTCGGCCGAAGATTCGGGACGGGGTGAAGTACAGCAAGCGGGTTCCGTTCATTCCCTGGCCCCACCAAGTTGACGCGATTCGCAAGATCAATGAGCATCTTGGTCACGAGGACATCGGGGTAGAGAAAAGCCGTGGTGAGGGGATGAGCTGGATC